GAATACCATTTAAAAATACTTGAAGATGACCAGCATCGTATGTCGCAGAAAAGCTAGTCTGCCCTGCTGTGGCTGTATGCTGAACCGCATTCTCTACACCATTGACCGATGAACCAGCATTGGCAAATGCAGAGCCGTTATAGACTTTCATCGTGCTTGATGAGGTGTCAAACCATAAGTCACCTGTGCTTGGTGAACTAGGTTGTGATGATTGCGATACATACTTACCATTAAAGGAAGTCAGTGAAGCGGCTGCGTTACTTGCACTTGTACTGGCTTCAGATGCTTTAGTCGTTGCTATAGTTTTCTGAGCCGTGGCGAGAGTAACTTGAGCAGTTGCGGTTGCGGCAGATGCGGCACTTTCAGTCGCACTGGCAGCAGAAGCGGTTGCACTTGTTGATGCATTTGAGTCTGCTGCTATAACAGCGGCAGCTTGAGCAGTTGCAATAACAGCTTGAGCAGTTGCTAAAGTAACCTGTGCTGCACCATTTGTCGTTGACAAGGCCGCTTGTGTCGTTGCAGTTGAAGCAGATGCAGCACTTTCAGCCGCGCTGGTAGCAGATGCAGTAGCACTAACGCCACTGGCTGTCTTAGATGTCTCTGAGTTAGTCGCAGACACAGCAGCTTCAGAAGCCTTAGTGTTTGCTATAACTGCCTGTGCTGTACCTAAAGCAAGCTGAGAAGTTAAAGCAGTCTCTGCCCAGTTCTTCGTGGCAGCATCTTGTGCTGATACAGGGTTAGCTACGTTTGAAATTACCTTGTTTACAGCAGAAAACGTACCTATTGCTGGGTCTTCAAATATTCCTAAAACGGAATTGTCTAAAGCTTCTTGAGAGAGGAACTGAGTTTGCGTAAACGCGGTATCCAAATCTTCTTCGGTTAGCTGACCGGGAATTACAAAATCAACTAGTCGTTGATCAGGTGAGGTTTCTCGGTATATGTAAACACGGTCATTAGCAGTAGATGCTGTTAGTTGTATCTGTGTGTTTGATAGCCAAACAAAAGATGTGTTTACGACATTGTTAATCTTTACTTTAACGTGTGATTGGGCAATGTAAGCGAAGGGTACTACAAATTGTGTTTGCCCACTAGAGGCTATGTATGCCACATAAGAGTAAGCCATTAGGCCTCCTTTTAAATATAAAAGAAACCCCTCGACTGAGGGGCTTTAAGGTTTTAATCGTCTGAGGTTAGATCAGCTATTTTGAAGAGCGCCTGATACGGAGCAAGCCTACGAAGCTTCTCTGCACCATCGTCCCTTTCGGGGTCTGATAGAGCATTTACGCCAGTTACTAAGTCAGTTCCCAGACCAAAGGTAGGCCCGAATAGTTGACCCATTGTATTGTTAGCTTGGAAGCGTGAACCTCCTGCGCCAAGACCTGTAGATTTCTCTATAGCAGCGGCATACGGGCTTAGCCAAGCTAATGCACCTGACCGATCAAGAACATCTCGCGTCCATTCTCCAGCAGAACGATCTCTAATCTCACCGTTACGAATCATATCTTTAGTGATAACTACCAGACCGCCTAATGCTAAAGCCATTCCCATAGAGGCAACGGCATCTGCATCCTTATAGTGGTGCATACGTTGTGCCGCAGGGGCTATCATTTTGTTCATGATAACGAACCCGTAGGTTTGGAACTGCATCAACATCTTAGCGACAGCACCATCCATTAGTAGAGGAGTGTCGCCAATTCCAGGCGTCATAATTCCACGATCAGCGGCTTGTCTCATTGACGATACAAAAGATGTGTAAGCCTCGCGTCCTTCTGAATACAACTTGTACTCAGCCTCCATAGCATCCCTAAGTTCGTCTAAGTCTGCATCTTCGATGTCACCATCTTTCAGCATCTTCTTACCGTTCTCATATTCCTGACGGGAGGCGATATATTCCACTTCGTTATGGGTCTGCCACTTTTGTGCATCAAAGCTTTTTACACCACGATCATCAGAAATACCATACCGTTGAGACATCTTCTTGAACTGAGCAAGTTGATCAGGGCCTATACCTATCGTAGCTAGTTTAGCCCTAGTCAGGTCGTCTAACATACTTGGGTTATTGACAATCTCTACCAGCTTGTCTTGTTGGAAGATCATAGTCATAGCTTTCTGCTTTACGTTCCAAGCAGCAAGACCAGATATGACGTTAACCTTCTCATTTAGACCAGCCGTAAGGCGGTCAACATTAGCTGTAACAGCTTGCTTCATGGTTCCTGTAGCGCCAATACCTATTCCCTGATTAAAACTATCAGAGCCTGACAGCTTCAAGTGTCGCGCTTGGTGAAGTAATCTTTCAGAAGCAACAGCTATCTTATGTATTACATCGTCAGGAGCGTCCTTGAGAATAGCGGAAGAAGCTTTAAAGTACTTAGTAGCGTACACGCCAAATCCGTTAGTTAGGATCATGTTAGCCGCATCGGTAAAGGAAGTAACAATAAACTCAGGGCCAAAGCGTGTGAAGTTATATTCCCTAGCCTTATTAGCTGCCCAAGTTAAACCGTCATCAACATTGTCAGGCATACCCGCACGACCATAAAGTCTTTCGAGTAAACCATCTACATCTTTTAGTGCTTTCCTTTTTTCATCCTTTAAGTGAGATGACTTCTTGTTGCGTCCTCTAAGGAACGCAATCTCTGCATCATACTCTTCAGATATAGCTTTTTTCATGTCACTAAGATCTAATGCAACGTCCTTACCAAAGACCTTACGAAGAGCGATACGGGCCGATACTTCTTCCCATTGCTTGTCTAGAACCATGTGTAGGTCATTTCTAAGTATGCCTAGCTCATGGGCTTCTCTAGTCTGTTCGGGGGTCATGCGAATAGTACGACTTTTACTACGACCACCTTCAAACATAGCCTCGGTTAAAACACCTTGAGGGGACTTGCTATTTTGCTGTAGGTTTCCGACTAGATCATCAACTGTCTCGTTCATGTTCTTTGCGCCACCTGTTCTATTTAAACGAACAGCTTTCTTAGCTTCCTTCTTAGCCCTACGCCATGAACTCTTCATGTCCTTGTAGGCAGCACGGGACTCCTTAGTTAAGTCCCTAGTAGCCTTAATAGCATCCTCAGTTTTAGATACCGCCACTTCTAAGTTAGATACAACTTCTTGCTTCTTCTTAATGTCAGCTTCAGCTTTTCTTAGTTTAGTCCTAGCGGCTAAAGCCCGTTCCTTGTACTTAGCCATAGCAGGGGTGTTCACTTTAATTGAACGCCACATGTCATCTATAGCCACAGCATGGTTTATCTCAGCTTCAACAACTGCTTCTTGGGCTAATTTTATTGCTTGAGGATCTTGCTCTAGTGGGCCTTTAACCTTCATTAACTTACGAAGTTTACCAGCGGCTGAATTAATGGCTCGTTGAGTAGGGCCGTTCTCTACAACAGCAAGTTGCTGAGCATACTCCTTCTCTAGCTTACCTCTTATCTCAGCCTGTGCTTCAGCCAACTCGGCTTGTGCTTTACTGCGTGTGGCTTTAATTAGATTAATACGCTCGTAGGTTGTCCTTACGACATCCTTAGCTACCTTAACGGATAGGTTTTTAATCTTAGTAGTACTTTGCCTAATAATGGCAGCAGCTTCTACCATAGATTTCCTAGCAACCTTCTCCGCATCAAGTGCAGCCTTTGCGGCTTGATCAATTTCTTCAAGAGCCTTCTCGTATTGATTACCAGACCAATCCTCTAGGATCTCACCTTTATAACGCTGACCTTCAGCTTTTGTTATAACCAGTTCTTGCCCTTGTACATCCTTAATTGTAACGTCTTCAAGACCTAGCTTAGCGTAGTCGTCAATAGACATACCATACTCTTCTATGAAGTCTTCAGCGGGTTCAGACTGTAAGATCTTTATGAAGAAGTCCTTAGCTTTATAAGTGTCTTCACCGATTATCCTACTGTCCCATAGCTGGGCCATGTGGTAGTCATTACCCATACGCATCTTGTCTGTAATCAAACCATGCTCAACCATAAGGTCTTCTAGACGACCATTACTGTGGTTGATCTTTCCTGCGTAGTCATCAACAGCACTTGTAATAAGCTTTGTGTTGTCAGCGCCCCATCGTGTTTCAAGCTTAGCTAGATCATCAGGACTTGTATAACCATGCAAAGATCTCACCACAAGTTCATTGAACTCAGAAGGCTTTAGTAAGCCCATCTCAAAGTTCTCTGCTTGCCCTGTTGCACTTTGTCCCCAGTTAACTATACGAGTACCATCTGAAGCTAACTGTTGTGCTACACGACCCTTTCCTGTCATAGCCTGGTTTAGATTAATGACTGTGTTCTCACCCTGTAGAAGAAGGGTATCGTACTCAGTCTTTATGGCGTTCTTAACTGTTTCGGCATTAAGAGTAACCTCACCCTCAGCAGCAGCTTTATTTATCCTGCCGCCTGTGTCCATAAGACGTTGAGTAACATTTCGCGCAGTCTTAGCAGTCCAGTTAAAAGATCGACCAATAGGGGTAACCTTATCAATCCATCCTACAGTCTTGTTAAGGGCGTTAGCCACAACACCCCTATTACCGTCCATAACAGATTCGGTGCTATCAGACACTCTTTGAGCGCCCGCTGTGTCGTCACCTATACGACCACCACCTAGTTCTATATCGTCTGCCAGCAATGGTAACGGGCCTACGAAATCAGGATCATTTAAAGAGCCAAGTGGTGGTGTGGTTTCTGCTCTTACCGCATCATCTGCACCACGCCTTAACTTATCGACTCCTTTCCTTCCTTTGTAACCACCAACTGCACCAAGTAGAACAGAACCTGCCAATACGTTAAGTACTGACTCGTCCATAGTTCTAAACTCTTGCATGTTGTGTAAGGCAACTTCTTGTGCCGCAACTACAGCACCACCCTTCATTGCATAGTTAGCCGCCGAAGCTAAGGCTTTACCTTTCTTAGCCTGACCAGCAACAGGTATAAGCGTCATAACATCTAGCAGGGACAAGCCCATACCAAGCATCAGACCATAGCCGTTGCCGTTAATCATGTTATCCCTGTTCTTTATCTCAGAACGAAAACGCCCTGCTCTGGCATTAAATTGATCAATGTTATCTACACTGTCAAACATGCCCTGCCTTATAAAGACATCTATGTCCGTTAGGTCTTCTTTGTTGTCTTGGTAGTGTTTAAATATATTAAAGTCAAGATCTTTTGGGCCATGACCTAGTTCTTTAGATGCCATATACATTCCACCAAACAAAGTCTCTTGTTGGTAGAACGATACGGCTGTTTCTAAAACTCCGGGACCTTCGTTTCCCATAGCCATAACATTGGGCTTAGGACTAAACGAGGACACTTCCATATCGACAGCTTGGACACGATTAAACGTATCCTCTTCTGCCGTTGTTGATGAACGAATTAAGTCCATAAATCACCTTTGTTAAACTTTTGCCTTTGACTTGTCTATAGATTCCTGTGAGGCGGCATACTTAGCAGCAAACTTAGCAGGTAACACAGTAGCCATGTAGGCAAGGTAAGAGGGCATACCATGCTCTCGGTTAGCTCCAACGAATGTTAGGGCCTCTTCATACCTACGGTTATATAAGCCAAGCATACGAGTTCTGTTAGATTTAAATAAGATCTCATTTACCGCTTCTTCCATTAAGCCAGCCTTTAAGTAACCAACTAGTTTTTCACCTATTAATTTAGGCGAGTTGTATGCCATAGATACTAAAGCGAGACGTTGTTGGTGGTTAAGATCTACACCTTTAAGGCGGCTATCAATTACAGATTCGGCCTCTCCAACAGCAGCATCAAATAACTTACGGCCTTGAGCCTCAGTAATTTCAATGTCACCAGAGTGAACGGAATCAAAGTAATCAGAACCAACTTGCAGTGTCTCCATGAATAAGTCTTTATGACCTACTGAATCCATGTTGTATCCATAACCAACAGTACGAAAACCTAATCCGTTGGGGGACTTCTTAACGCCATCCCAGTATGATCCTGACCTCCAAGCTTCTGCCTCGGCAATCATCTCAAACCTTTGTTCTGTGTATTCGGGATCTGATGTAGTACCCATATGATCTTTTATTCCTTTGTATGCATCTTGAATAAACCAGGATATGTCCTCAGCCGTTTCAAATAACTTATTAGTGTCAATTGAGTCTGGTGCAAATCCAGCTTGTAGTGGTTTGGTCAGTCCTATTAATGGACTTATCTTTCCGTCTACTTTTAGTTTGTTAATAACATTTTCTTGTAGAAGTGTAGTTTGCTTAGCATCACTCTGTGAGTTAACAGAACTACCTTGGAAGTTTTGATAAGGACTTTCCATTTGATTAACTTTAGGCTTAGGCATTCGAGGATCGATATGACCACCTTCAGCCATTTCGTTTATCTCTTTATCTGTATAAGTGTTCTTAGGAACATCGTCATTAGCCATGTGAGGGTAAACACCGATCTTATAACCTATCGCTAGTACCGATCCGCTTTTCTTTTCAGCGGGGTCAGTTCCATTAGGGTATAGAGCAATCAAATGCATAGAAGGGGCAAGGTCGCCTTTAATAGCTTCTAGAGCAGCAGTATCAACTACAACGTCACCTGTGAACTGAATAGGCGCACTAGTTGTTGTGTTGTTAGCACCCGCAGTTGGCCTAGATAAGTCACCAACTTGAGACAACTTTTCTTCGGTAGTTAAAGAACCTGCATGTCCAAAGTCATAAACTTCATTTATACCTAAAATAATATCTTCTGGCTGTTGTGTAACTGAGTTAACTTTAGTAACAGTAAACGTACCAGACTTATTATTATTAGATCTAAAACCTGTTTCTCCTTCACCACCAAACGCAGCCATTTCCCCTATCTGGGTTGTTGCGTTATCCATATTATCGGAAGCATTAACAACCTTAGTGGGGTCTAACGGATTAACCTGATTGTTTTGATCGGACATTTGAGAGCCAACAGTTAACGGCTCAGTAGACTCAGGAATCTGAGACTGCGTACCTTTCATAACTAAGGTGTACTGACCTTTGCTTGTTCGTTGTTGGGTTAGGTTAGGCATCATAGTTGCCCAAACAGCTTTGGCTATTTCATCTGGGTCAGAAGATCCCATTCCTGTTACTTGATTAGAAAGCGATAAGGCTCTATGAGTAGCCATGAACTGCTTAGCAACAGGGCCGATAGAAGAAATGTAAAGATTATGTTCATCCAATCCGCTTACATTTAAATAGTCAGCGATAGATTCCCTAAAGTCATTGTCGTCTGTGAATGTCAGAAAAGAACCATCAGCCATTATGGCTTTAAATACATCAGTATCATTTGTAACTGGAACCCCAGTTTCTTCTTGATAGTAAGCAGCCGTCTGTGCTGCAACTGCCACATTAGCCTCGCTGTTTACCAAAGCGTCAGCTAGGTCAGACTCACTATTAATAGTATTGAAATCAATTCGATCTTCTTTAATAGCGGCAAACATAGCTATAGCATTTGGATTGTCTGATAAAATTGTGTCAGACATTGTGCTATCAGTTTCATCCATCTTACGAAGAAGGTCGGAACCTCTTTTCATCATTACAGGGTCTTTACCAGTTATCATTCCGCTAATTGCGGATCTAACCTTTGGTGATATAGATCCCATTTTATTATGGTGGTTATTAAGAATACCCGTAACAGCGGTAGACGCTTGTGCAAACTCTTCATCTGATAGTTCAGGATTAAGAAAGTTCGTAGCAGGTACACTAAGTAACTTGTCTAACTGTTTTTGATTGTAATCGGTTGTCTTTACGGACGACATATTACCCATAGATAATGCAAACCATCTTTCGTCTTCGGCTTTTAAAATACCAAGTGCTTTAGTTTTGTCACTAAGAGCCTTAATGATTTGATTGGTACTTTTCTCGTCACCAAACCTATTAGTAAACTGTATTTGTTCTTGAACTAGCTCAGCTAAATCAGCATCACTATCGAGGCTATACGTTAAACCATTAATTTTAGTTACCAAATCATTCGCAGACTGAACAGACTTTTGAGTTTGTTGTGCCTGGAATTCTTCAAAACCTTTTTGTAACATTTCCGCAGAAGCAAAAGCGTATTGATCAGCAAAAGTTTTGTATTCATCACCAACCTTTATTACCTTAGCTTCAGATATAAATCTTGAAAATTGCGTCCACTTTCCATTTGCATGGGCTGACTCTTTATACATTCCAAGTATAGTGGCTGATATTTCAGAGTCCTTCATGGTTGGGTTAATGCCTTTCAACCGCTCAAAGTCCCCTGCAAAGGAAGTAACATCTATTGGCGTACCACGATTAATAAGGTCAGACGACATATCCGTTACTAACTGAGTCCGTAACTGTGCGCCACGATCTTCAGAGGCAGCAGATATATAGGGAAGTATTTTAGCTTCGTATGCGTTTTTAATCTGTTGATCTAATAGTTCATCACCTGTTCCATCACCAAAGTTAGCCATGAAATGTTCATCAGCTTTTTTAGCTAGACTAGAACCATCTGAAACATCATGCATACGAAGAATGTTTTCTTCAAAACCTTGCATTAACGCACCAACTGATTTGGCACGAACACCTACATCCACAGCAGCTTGAAGTGCAGCGGCTTCTTGCTCAGCCGTTCTTTCAGCTTTACGCTTTTGGTAATTAGCCTCTGCTTTCTCGTCAGCCGCGACAGCCCTTCGTTCACGCTGAGCCTCACTAGCAACCCTTAGATTCTCAGCACGTTCTACTTGTAGTAGGTTAGAATCAGCCTCCACTACGGCATTAAAAAAGCCACTCATTGCCTTTCCCATGTTACCTATGGCATTTGATTGGGCAACTCCTGCACTCATGATAGCGCGACTATCTTGAAGAGGCAGTTCTTGTTTTTGTATCTGTACTTTAGTTGTAGCACCCGCACTAGTTTGTAGCTTATTACTGCTACGTCCAGATCGGCTAGTGCGTGAACCAGAACCAGCGTTTGATAATTCGGGCATCTACAGCCTCCTTGTTAGGTTCTTTTATAACCGTTAAGTCTAAGTTGATAATCTCGCTCGTTGGTCTTGTAACCACTATAAGAAGAACCAGCGTTTGTTATAGATCCGATAGCATTTGCATTGGCGTTAGCCACTGCGGCAGCACCTTGACTATAAGCCAGTGTTGTCTGATTTAGATAACCTTGCTGTCCTGCCCTTTTAGCGGATTGCAGAGATTCAATTTGATTAATTCTACTTTGCTCTATGCGGCTTATATCCATACCTTTTGTATATGATTGATCAATTAGTAGTGCCGTTGAGGAAGAAGAAGAAGACCCCATTTCACCTAGCATTACAGACAGTGTGCCTAACTCTCTGTTAGCTAAACGCACACGGTCAGATACTTCAGTGTCATAGAGATCATTAGATTCACGTTGTAACCTAGTGTTTTCCTTCTGTACTAATGCAAAGTTACTTGCTTCCGCTTCATAGGCACGTTCAGTAGATTGTTTAGCCACCTTAGCCTGTTGGGAAGCGGCTGCTACCCCAGCTACTGCTGAGGCGACAATTGCTGTTACGCACATATTTACTCCTGTCGAGTCATCTCGTTGAAGAACCCTACCCACCTTGCGCTTGTAACTGTGCATGGGAGATATGAAGGGTTAATTAGTTTGATTTTTACTGTTGTTCCATCAGATCTTACGGGCGCATCAAACACGCCATCTAGTAGATCAGGAGATGCCTGTATAGAACCTCCAACAGTAGATCCATTGAACGTATAAGTTTTAGAGGGACGCAAGTGTGGAGTTACTACAGCTTGTAAAAACGCTGAGTCTTTATAGTCAAAGTAAATACGTTTAAGCTGAAGCCTACCTGTCGTTACTGTGGCATTATCATTACCTTCTCTAAGGTACTGTTTAGACAACTCAACAGACATTGTGTAGTTTATACCCAAGTATATGGGCACTCCTGACTTGTCCCCAGCTAACGTAAACCTTCCTTTAAAGAACCCGTTTTGAGCATTAAAGCTAGGTGTAACTGTAAGAGGATTAATAACAATACCCTTAGATCCAGCAGGAGAGTTTTCCGTAGTCGTGACGGCAGTCATCTTTGTAAAGTCTAAAGCATAGTCGCTGACAAAAGTCGTAAGCTGTGTCGATGAATCATAAGTACCTACAATGTACTGTAAAGCATCAAGCCTTACAGGGTATTTAAATTGGGAAGGTTTCTCGTTTTCATTTAAAGATATTTTCTCTACAATTAAATTCCCACCTCTTGTGAGGGCAATGTAAATGTGACCATCTAAATTAGTAAAGTTTTGGATTACAGTTCCTGTTCCAAAAGACCACTTACTCCATGATGATTGTGCTTTCTCTTCGCCATTCCAAAAGGTTTTGTAAACGTATATTGTAGAACGGTCTGTGCCACTAAGGGCCATTATTGTTCCTGTAACAGTGTCACTAACCAAGTGAGTTATAGGTGCGGGAACGTAACCAGAAGCGTGAATAAGAACATCGTTAGCTGTGTGTCCAACCGAAGTGTCGCTGTAATAGTATTCAAACAAAACAGCACTGCTTCCGCTCTTAGATGCGAAGTATAGTTCATCTCTAAATCCTAAAGGTCGGCACAAATGCTCTGATGTATACTTGGTCGCTACGTCAATTTGAGCAGTTAATGGGGTGAGGGCTTCATTACTAGTTAACTCAAACTGTGCATTATCTGACGAGCAAAACAAAGCCTTGCGAAACGGAACTATAGCTCGTATTCGGTTAACAGATGACGTTGAGGCCGTCCTACCAAAAGGGTCAGAATCAATTACCTGACCAGCAGTTTTGGGCCAGAAGTTTGTATAGTCTCCAGCCGCAGAAAAGAATACAGTTTCATCAGACGCAATAGCAAGGCGATCACGGTGGAAAGTTAAATCCGATATTTGATTGCCTACAAAATCTGGGGAAGGAATTACTGCTTCTGCTGCTGCTCCAGTAAGTCCTGTGTTTGGACGCTGGTTCCATGATGTGTACATCTGGAATGTGAAAGTACCATCAGCATTTCTAATAAGCTGGTGAGGCATCGTGTCATAGTGAAAACCCCCAGAGGCGTATATAGCCACAGTCTTTAATCTATTAGCTATAAAGGTTGTATCACCAACGGTTGCAAAAGATAAATCCTGAGAGGGGTTAGATGTTGCTAAGTAATTTAATGCGGTATAAGGCGCAGTAACTGTATGTATAGAACCATTAGAACCATAAACATTTATTGTAGCGTGTGCAGAACTACTAGTAACGTCTGACACTCCATTATAGCCAATAACTACTAGATACTTTTCGTTAGAGTCTCGCTCATAACTATAAAAAGCATGATCGTTATAGGTTAGCAATGTGTCTGCGAAAAATTGAGTACCCGGTCTTTTGCTGAACCCACCTGAGACTACAGAGAACATAACATTCTCAGCATCTTCTACCTGACCGGGCAGTCTTACAGTACTTGGTTGACGACTTACGCCTTGGTACATGGTACGGAGGGTTTGCTCGACCAGTTTACCCATGATTATCTCCCGTAAAGTGAATGGTTTCGGCCTACTACATACCGACAATAAGGACTGTCAGTAAGAGCATTTGAATCATCGGCCTCTGCTTCTGCGTCCATTAATGCTGCATAAGCTTCTTGCTCTGCGCGTACAGCGAATTGATCAGCCGCTACAGAACCTAGTTCGGATTCTTGGAATCGTCTAGCTGCTTTAGCTGTTATGTAAAGCTGTAGTTCAAGAGTTAAATCGCTTATGTCTCGTTCCCAAACAATGTCTACAGTCAGGGCTTTATCAAAGGTAAATTTGTGTTTATCTACATCGTATAGATGAAATTGATTTAGGTATTTTCTAACAGACACGTTAATTTGTTTGTCTGTACCTACCGTGTCTATACGGAGAACAGTGTCTGATAAAGGAACTGTTTTATCAGCGGTAAGGCTTAAAAGGTAACTACGCTCTAAATTACACATCCAACCTTTGGCTTGTATTTCGCGTGATACCCTGTCTAGAATTCGTTCTGCTGATTCTGCATCGGGCAGACCAGAAGATAATGATGATACTGGATCTTCGCCAATTGACTCAAGGATCTGATTGACGGCATCGAGTTTGGTTAACATAAGAACCTCGTAGATGAAAAAAAGCCCCACCCGTGAAGGTGAGGCTTGTAGTTCTAATTAAAGAACGTGTAGATTATGAAGATGCTGAAGTTAATTCAATAGCACACTCAGGACGCAAAGTACCGTGGCCTGTCAACATCTTGGCAACCAAGAAGTCTTCCAAACGACGAGTGTCACGCTCTGATTCAAAGCCAATATCCATTAACTTAACAGTAGCTACTGCATCAGCAGTCCAGATACAACCTGTGGTGGTTGCATAGTTTGCGCGGTACTTTGAGTACACACCAGCAGCAGACGTTTCGTCAGTGTTAGGCATGTTCAAAGATTTAACTACTTGAACACCATCGATGTTAAGAGTTTGAGCGCGTCCTTCAATACCACCAGCACCGCTGTGGCGAAGGTCTTGGTCTAATACTAAGAACTGACCGTTAGCATCTTTAGCGAACTTGATCTTGTTAAATGTCTCAGCAGTTACAGACATATAACGTGCCTGTTCTTCTGGTACTGACAAGTTGAAGAACTTTAAGTTAGCTAGACGGATCGCGTCAATCCACTGAGCACCAGTAGTTGAGGAACCAAGACCAAAGATCTTGTCACCACCGGGGAATGGGCCATCAGCGGCAGTACGAGCAGCCTTGATGATTTGACGGAATACGTTCTTATCGAATACACGCGCTAACGCACGACCCATCTGGGCTGAGTACTCAGAGCGTACATCGAAGTGTGACAACATAGAATCGATGTCAGATAGTGCAGTGTGTGATACTAAGATGTCATCGATGGTGATAGAAATCTCACCTGTTTCGATTTCAGTGCCCATCATCTCAGTGCCCGGTACATGATACTCGGCAGATGCCTTCCATGTTTTAGGGAAACGGAATGAACGCTGACCACCACCAACAGTTTTCACGTTGTGCTTGTCAAGAGTTACGGTTGCAAGATCGAATGCGGTTAATACTTCACCACCGAAAACGTCTAAAAATAAGCCACGATTGTCAACTGGCCCTGTTGTTTGTCCCTTACCAAATCTTACTGGTGAGGATGTAATGCTAGAAATAGCCATGATAATGCCCTGTAATAAATAAGTATAAAATGTCGATATAAAGTTTTAAGTTGTAGTTAAACAAAGATTGTCTGTCGTAACAGGTCAGTGAATAGTAACGTCTAAAGAGCGCACGGAATTAACCCACATAAACTAGCCTAGTCATGTCAGGGTTGGGGATGTGCGACCTTATCGTAGGTATCGCTGGCTTGGCGTTACCCTAAGAATGGTTGCCTCCCGAAGGAGGCGGTATGATACTAGTATTGGTCTAGGTCATATGTGGAGACTGACATCTTATCGATGACAGATTGACGGAATGTTGGATTAGACTTGTACTCTGGGTTTGACATGTCTATCTTCATTTCCGCTCGACTACGGTAACCCGAAGCGGTATTACCTAACTCGTTGCCTAACATTAAGTTAGGCTCTGCGTTCTGTCCCATGCGGGATTTAATTGCATCAGCAGCCATTTTCCAATTTTCTCCATTTAGCGTATCGTTGTACGCTTCCTTATCTTCAGCACTAAGGTTGTTTTCAGCCCATGCATTTATCTTTCCCCACTCCTCTTCACCACCCACATACTCAAGGGCAGATTTGGACTCAGCGTCCATACGGAACTTTAGGTTATCAACATAAGAGTCGATTAGACTTGCATCAACACCTGTAGCTATGAGGGCATTTTTAGCCTCGTCACTTAGGTTACCTTCTTGCTGGATTTGCTGTATCAATGAGTCAACGTCAAGGCCAGCGTTGCTGACTATATTAAGGGCAGCATTATCGGTATCCGCTTCTGGTGCGGCCTCAGTGCTTTCCTCGCCTTCCGTTTCCGTATCGGGTGATCCCCCTTTC